CATTCAAAGTTACTTCGCCATTAATTGTTGGTACAATTGAATACTGATTTTTTTTAGTTGAGCCAGTTGGTAGGTTTTGGATAGGGCAATCGTAAACCGCAATAAAGTCAGTTCCAAAATACTGTTTCGCTCTTTCAAAAAATATCCAGCCAGTTCGCTTTTCAATATAGGAACAGGCAGAATTTATCATACCGATAATTTCATTGTCTGTTTGCGTTTGGGTGGAATCTATTTTTAAAAATAGTTTGGCAGTCGCTAATGGAATTACCTCAACATAGGTAGTCATAGTTTTTCAGATTTTTTAGTTTCTTTTTTCTCTTTTACGTATTCTGCTAGTTTTCGAGTAACAGCACTATCTGCTCTCTCGTCGCTAACTTCTACAATCTCACCAACTTTAAAAGTATGGTTTTCCGCGATAATCAATATTTTTTTCATAGCTTTTATTTTTTGATAAAGTTAGTAAAAATTTATATACAATAGTTATTTTATGCCGATTTCCCGAATTTTCAACGAACTCGTAAAATCAATATACAACTATGATTGTATAAATTATCTTTTAATGGTCGGGTTTGTTTTAGTTTTCGGGTATAAAAAAAGCCTCCCAGAACAACTTGAGAGGCTTTAAAATTAAAAAAACAACTATTTAAACAACATTTCCGAAGTCACCCTTAACAAACGCAGCAACTTTATCAACAGCTAAAACTGTACGACTTTCTACTCTTGCTGTGATTAAATTTTTGGTTACGTTGTCACCGTCTTGCTCAAAGAACTCAACTGCCAAACCGTCCACCAAAACCTTTTTTGCGTAAGTCCAATCTCCAACGATAAAAGTATCAACAGCAATCCAGCTCGCTTTATAAACTGGTATTCCATTAATAGATAACTGACCGTTATTGAAAGTTACAATTCCTGGCAGACTATAATCTGCTGGTTTTGTCATCGATATATTTGCCCAGTCTTTTGGATTTAAAACAATACCGTTAACGTCGTAGTCAATTGATTCCAACTGTCCGATGGCGTCAATCAACATTTCAACAGCTACAGTTTTGGCAGTTACCAAAGCTGGAATCACTGAAAGTAAGTAAGTCACAAAGATTGAGTTTTCTGCTTTGAAATAATCTCTACGTAGAGCATTTGGCAAAAAAGAAGTCAAAAATGGCAAATCCTGGGCCATTTGTTTTGCATAGCGAACATATCCTGAAATATAGTTTGCCACAAAAGTTTTGGCTGTAAGGTCGTAATCTTTTTGAGTTTTTGCGTCTCCAGGAACGGTTTGTGCAGATATTGAACCCTCTGCGCCAGTTTCCTCATAAATAACATACTGTCCTGTTGCTGAATTAACAACTGGAACTAAATCAGCAAAGTTAATTTTTTGGCTCGGAACCATTGCAACACCTGGCTGTACTGTATCAACTACAGAACCAGTTAAATTCCCAGTGGCTGTCATATTTCCAACGGCTTTAATTTCAATTGATGCAGATGCTCCTTTTTTTACAGTTTTGATTTTATCAAAACCTTTTGTGATAGCATCAACCATAGAGGCTACATATCCAACAGCTTTCACTTCGGTTTTTGCCTCTTGCAATTTAACGTCTAAAGCGTCAGCGTGAGCCTGCAAAGTTTCAATCATTCCTTTTAGTTCGGTAACACTCTCTGTTGTTGCCATTTTTGCCTCAAATGCAGTGATTTGAGTTTCCACTAGTGATTTGCTTTCGTTAGTAGATTGCAAAACCTGTGCTTTAATCGCTTCTAAAAGCGTTTTGATTTCTTCATTCATAATTTCTAAAGATTAAAGTTTTTTAATGTTTCAATAATACTCGGCTGTAAATCATTGAGAGTGATTTTAATCGGCTCGTTTTCTTTGAGTGAGTGTAGTTTTCCTAGTTCGTAAGATTGCAAAGATAACTCTTTTAGTGCAATCTCCAACAGTATGAAAGTTTCGTCTGTAAACGTTCCATTTTTGAACGCTTTTAATATTTGTTTCTCTTTGCTTTGTACCTCTTCCAGAGTGTATGATTTAACTCCCAACAGGACGGCTTTTGGATTCGCTGCCATAGTTACGACCGAACCCTCGTAAAGTTTAACCTCTTTAATAATTCTGCAGTCAGTCAGTTTGTTGTATTCTGAAATAATTGTACTGAATCCAATACTGTGCTGGTCCAGAACTCCTGCTTCATATAACTTCAAAACATCATTTCCATAGGTAGTATCTGGAATCGGATTTGATTCAAAAAATAACCCTTTATCGTCTTCCATCAAAGTTTGAAACTTTGACAGAGGCTGTTGCCAGTTGTGTTGATTCAAAAAGAAAATAGAACTTTTGCGCTCCATTAAGGTTTTGGCGAATGCTCCCTTTTCAATTATATCGTTATCCAGGTCAATATTGCCAAAGTTAGACAAATAACCTGTCACGATTCTTTTCGTTGTGTCTACGTCTTTTGTAGAGCCACCAGCGGTGTTTTTGGTTTCAATTGTTTTCATAGTTCAAAAGTATTAATTTTTTTTAAATATAGGCAATCCATCAGCATCTCTTTTTGCAACCATAACGACTTTACAACGACAATTTATAATGTTTCCTCCAGCACCCTTTATGTCTCCTGGATATTCCAACTCTTCACCACCCACAAAAAAGTTTGCATACTGGTCCACTTTTTGTCCATTCATATCCAAATGGTCGTATAAATGTCTCCTCGTTCTATTGTCCTGAACCGAAACCCACATTTTTTCTAGTTCTAAATTAGAACTATTACCAGCCATTACGGTTGCTGAATTGGTGATTGTAGTTGTTTCAGTTCTTACAATCCGAATCATCTGATTTTTATAATAACCCATAGTACGCTCTAAATATCTGGCAATTTCCACGGCAGATAAATTGTTTGCGTACCCTTGAGTTATTATTTTTAAAACCTCATCAATTAAAGTGGAGCGAACAGATACAATTCTAACACCAGAATTTTGATTGAGCCAAAGAGCCATTATTTCGTTGAAAAGATTGTCGTTAAACATTTTTATTTTATCCAATTGGCGAGAGGTTTCTCTGTAAGAGATAATTCCGATTTTTTGGTACATTTCCAGATACATTGCCTCGATTTGTTTTTTTGTAATATTTGAGTAAATCAAACCAGTAAAAGTAAGTGGCGTCATATTCTCAAAAGGAATACTAGCCATAATATTTTTTATATGCCTTTTTACAATTCTAAAACACAATATTTCTAGTTTACTTCGTTCCATTCTTTTTGAATTTTACAATGCTAGGATTTTTTTTGATTTTATTGAAAGTTTTAATCGCCTCCTGTTCCGAACGATGTCCTGGTTTGATTTGCACCCATTTGGACCATAACCACCAACCGATTTTTATTTCAACATAAAACTTTTTATCGGTATATTTTAAAAGTCTAATTTTTTTGTCGTTTACTACTATTTTGCAGGGTTTTATCATAATCCTAGTTGTTGAGGTGTTACATCATTTATATTGGTTATTCCTTGTGGAATATAAATATCGTCCATCATATCTTCGGTACTCTCTTCGTAATTGAATACGTCTCTCTTTTCATTCAAAGTCAAAGGTACGGCATTTATCCATTTAGCCATTTCCGACATATCTGTTTGCATCTCTGGTAGTTCAGTAATATCAAACTGAATCACAGAGTTTTCGTATCCTTTGAATTTCTGTATAAATTCCTTATTGAGAGAGTCTGAAAGTAAATCCAGATCAGGTTTTATATTGTCTGTAATCGCTCTCTTACGAGCCTGAATTTCTTTTTGAGAGTTTAGTCCAGAGCCTCCTCCATCGTTATTCATAAGTTCGTCTGGCCAGTTGAGGCAATTGCAGAGGGTTTTTCTGTCGTAACTCAAATAATCAAAAGGTTTCAGCTCGTCTGTTGTCAGACTAATTCTAGTGAATCCTAGTTTTGCAGAGGCTCCAGCAATATTTGATAATTGCGATTTAGAGTTTTGCATATCCACTAAACGGTCTTTCAAAGATTGAGCCTGTTCCGAAGTTAATGCAGCCTGCCCGTCTCCAGCGTGTATAAATCCGTACACTCCCGAATTTAGCATTGTTTTTCCGTTTTGGTCAATTGCATTGTTAGAACTGTTTATATTTCTAATCGCTGCCATTAACTCCGAGAAACCATATAAATGAGAGCCATTCTGATTAAAAAATGGGTTTGCTCTTTTTATATGAATTATAGAATCGGCAGGAAACTTTACAAAATTGTTACCCTGCTCCATTACATAATAATCAATAGGGTTTTCTGTGCTCAAAAGATTTGCGCCAGGCTTCAATACTATCTGCATCCAATGAGACGGCAATATGTAAAGCATTAAAGGTTTTCCAATATTCGGGCCATCTTGTGGTGCCATTTTATACAGATAAACATTGCCACAAACTTTTAAATAAACTTTGAATAAAAATAAAATATCTGTCCAGGTCTGATTTGGGTTTGGTCGCTCTAGTGGCATTTTTTGCTCTTCTGTTGCGTATGCTTTTGTTTCTATTATATTGAGTCGTTTCTTTTGTAAAAACGTCGGGTCAATTG